GGAAAGAATGTTTAACTGCGACTGCAGTTGCTATTGTATTGGATGAGGATCCATACAAATATCCAATTAGTTGTATTATGGATAAGTGTGGGAGATCTCCACCTTTTGAGGAAAACGAAAATGTTCATCATGGTAAAAAGTACGAACAAATTGCCAATATGTATTATGCATTTAGAAATAATATTAATGTAGCTGAGTATGGTTTAATTCAACATTCTAAAACTACATTTATTGGTGCCAGTCCCGACGGCATTTGTGAAAAAAGCACTTATTTGGGTTCCGGATTATCTAAGTTAGTTGGGAGATTAGTGGAAATCAAGTGTCCTAAAACAAGAAAAATTAAAACCGAAGGAAGATTAAATGGTGATATTTGTCCTCATTATTATTGGTGTCAGGTGCAAACTCAGTTGTATGTAACTGGTCTGGACGAATGTGATTTTCTTCAATGCGAAATTGAGGATTATGAGTCGTGGGAAGATTTTCTTCAAGATTCTCAAAAAAATATTCCTGGATTATCCAAGAAAACTGGTTTGGAAAAAGGCATAGTCATTCAACTCCTACCGAAAAAAATGCTTGGAGGTGATCCTCTACAATGTTTGTATGGAGCTAAATATTTATATCCTCCGTCACTTCATATGACCAAAGAACAATATGAAAAATGGATTTTGGAGACCACAATGCAATTTCATGATCATGAGTTAGCGAAAGAATATATTTTTGATAGAGTTATTTATTGGAGGTTTGCTAAAACAGCGTGTCATCTAATCAAAACAGATTCCGAATGGATGCAATCTAAAATTCCACTCCTGAAACAATTTTGGGATTACATTGAATTTTATCGTAAGAAACCGGCCAAGCTAGATGCTTTAGTTACTTATGTTAAGGATGTCGGAGAAGAAAGTACTCAAGATATTTTCAAGAAAATTCACAAGGATTATGTATCAGCTTATCCCGATACAAAATATAAAGCTATGCTACAAGAAGACAATCCCTGGAGACTCGAGTATATTGAAAAGAAGAAGAAATATGCCAACTCTAAATGGTCCGGGGGAAATAAGTGGCCAAAAAAAATCACCGTATTGTGAGAACCAATGAAATTTTTATTTTAATTGTTTATTGAAATAAAAATTAGATTTCATTCTTAAAAATCATTGAATTTCTTCTGGAAGAGAATTGCGGAAGCAATTTCTGCATTGCGACCACATTCTAGATAAATCTCCACAACTTCCTCGCGGGTAAATCCAAGTGCTAACATTTGTTCAATTTTAACATTATCTTCCTCAGTTAATTCAGTATCTGTGTCCGATTCATCTGCCTCAGAATATTTTTTATGCATATGAACCATTAATTCCTCTGTGCCAAAATATTTCAATAGATCAGGACACTCAGTGAAAATTCCCATAATATACTCGATAGCTTTTGGAATTTCATGCATAAGAGTATTGATTTTTTCTGGTAATTGATCTTCCATTAATCTGACCATGGGATTGAGTCCGATATACAAATTGATAAACATATTTAAGTAAATACCATTGGATAAAATAATTGCTGCAATAGTTGACATGCGATCAATATCAGTGATAGATCCTTCTCTACAAACCTGAGCCAGAACGTGAGGAGGAATGTTAAGTTGAGTAGAAATTTGTTTTGATTTTGATGCAGTTGCAGATGCATTAGCCAGTGAAAATAAATTTTGGGGAACTTCGGAATCAGTCGAGATTGTAGGTACGGGTGCATTAGAAACAGTCTCCGCTGATGGTCTCGATGTGGTAGTTGTTGGAATAGATTGCGATGAAACTACTGGAATAGGTTGTGGTTGGACAACCGTTTGAACCACAGGTTCTGGAACAACTGATTCATTCGATGAAAAAGTAACTGGGGTATCTGACCCAAATACGATAGAAGGATCCATGAGAATTTCGGCTGCCCTATCTGGTGATCCAGCAGAGAACTCAAGAGCCATCAAAACTCTAGTTCTGTGATAACCCATTGAACAAAGATCATTGATTACACTTTCAGGAAAAGCAGATGATTTATCCGCTAGAACGGGTTGTGCCACTGGCACGGACACAATGGGTTGGATAACAGGTTGAACAATAGGTTCAACTTTTTTGGCAGTCCCCATCACCACAAAAAATGATTTTTCATTGAGTCCCAAATCTCTCAAAGCTCTGGTTTGTTTGATAATACTTCCAGCAAAAATAAGTTTTTGAGCGGAAAGTTCGATACCAATTTCTTTCTCAATTTGAATCTGAAGATCATCAGTAGTCCCATCATTGGGAACCTCCAAATAATAACTCTTATTGGCTTGAAGGGTTTTGACTTGTAGTTTCATGTTGGATAATGTATGTGAGATTTGTATAAAACTAATAATAATGATGTAAAAATATTATCAATTTTTTTGATTACATCGCATCATTAAAATGATATTATTTATTATATATTCTCTATTAATAAATATATAATAAATGAAAAATTATAATACATGTGCCCCAGCCAAATATGATAAAGAAAATAATACCTGTTTTACAACAGATCAATTGGTTGAAATGGCCAAAGGATACAACAGATATGTTTCAAAAAAGAAATTAAGCCCAACCAAATCAGCAATTGAAGTTGGAGGATCCTCTTTAATTGAGATTAACCCAGACAAAAAATATTTATTGACTGAATTACGTGATAAATTTAAAATTGTTTGCAAAGGAGAAAATTCAGATATGTGTATTACTCAACAACAATTTATGAATGAAATCACTGGTGAAATGCATGATGATATTACTCAAGATACTTTTAGACCGGGCGGTCCAGCTGGTGCAAAGGAATGGTTATCAACAACTGATATTGATGGAGTAATGGCTCAATATGAAAAAGTGTATCCAAATTTTAAATTTCTGGGAGCAGTTCCCAGGGATTGTGATCAGTTGAATTTTTGTTCATTACACGGGGGAAATTTTTCTAAATTATTGAGTGAAAAGAAAGAACAAATAGGTATCATATTTAATTTGGACGCATACGGAGAAAGTGGTTCACACTGGGTTGCAATGTATCTGAATATTCCCAAGGGTGAGTGTTATTATTGTGATTCTCTCGGAAAAAAACCATTGGATGATATGTTGCATTATATTGATCAATATAAAAAATTCTATAAAAAGGAATACGGAAAAGATATTGATTTTCAGTGGAACAAAAATGCATATCAAAAAGACAGTTCTGAGTGTGGAATTTATTCCTGTAATTTTATTATTCGTAAGTTAGCTGGAGAAAGTTTTGATCATATTACATCACATCCCTTGACGTTTGAGCAAATTAATTCTTGTAGAAATGTCTATTTCAATAATAAACCCAGTAAATTTACTCCAGATGCAATGTGTGAACCTGCGATAAAAACTACACGATAAATTTTAATTTAATGTATTCATCAAATTAAAATTATGTACAACAATTACTGTTCTGACAAATTTTTCTAAGTGCGTGACCAAAAAAATTATAAACTTCTGATTCAACAAAAAGTCTGACTGCCAATGAATGTTTTAGACCAAATATCTTAAAATAAAATGGTTCAACTATACCAATAACTAATGCAACCCAGTGGGTCAAGTGATATAATACTTTTGCAATTGAAAAATATCCTCCGAAAATTGGTGCTAACAAAGTATATTGCAATAAATTAAGTATGTGATGTATCGAATCAATACATATTCCCCATACATAGAATCCAATCACAAAGGCATCTATCCACAAACCCGTACCGTACGCCAAATATGCAAATAATGATGGAATCAAATACAATAATCTAGCCACATAATACCACATATTAAATAAATTTAATTTGAGAGTAAGATCACTGCCCAAATAATCTCTGGTAATCTCTGTCATACCACATGCGAAATGATATGATAATAATTTGAATGAATAAATAACTAAGTCTCTATTAATTTTATTTGCAGGAACCGTATGTGTTTTTAGACCTAAAATATATATTCTGTTCAATAAAATAATCATGGTCGCAATTCCCACACAAGTGTAATCAATCACAAATAATTCTCTACAAAATGGACTAAGACTATTGAATTGTTCAGATTCAATTCTATCTTTTAGTCTGTCTCTGATATCCCAATATTTCTGTTCATAGAATCTTATCATGGGATCTGTACAAATTTCAATGGTATCATCTTTGTGAATCGTATCCGTGTCTGTGCTATTCGCAGTGATACGAACCGTATCAAAAAAATTACTAAATTCGTTATCCCATTTTATGTCGCATTTAAACAACTTGTTATCTGACAAATCCATCTAATTTAGAATAATTTGTAACAACTATTCAATATATTTTATACCTAGAGTATCAAAGAATCAAATTTTATTCTAATGTACTTTTAATAGTTGATCTGGAATGTTTTATGGAATATTGAATGCTACAGTTAAAGAATTTTATATTGTGACTGTCCAGAATGGAAGTCATGCACACATTAGAGTTATTAATAGTATAAATTACAATATTCGAATGGATTTAGGATCAAGCAAAGATGATATTTACTACACACTTTTTAAGAATACTGATCCAGCCATTACCCAATATTTATTACCAATGATTGAGGCACATTTTAATACTGATTGGGTAAATGAATTTAATATTTTGGCTCAAAGCGGAACATCTGGAGCATTAGATTTTTTTAGAGTACCGATCCTATATTCACATATTTCGGTATCACCTGGTATGACTGCAAATCATAATAATATGGCACCGTCCAATACTAGAGTTACGGATACTACGGTTGGAATAAACAATACTCAATTAGCTGATAAATATGGTGATCTCGCGGTTGCGATCAGAACTATGTTTACCATTTATTCTAATAGAAAAGTACTAGTTTTTGGTAGATTCACTGATGCTAAACCTGAGAATATTATTCGAAATGTGCACTTTATGCAGGAAGTTGACAAATCAGGTAATGTGATAAATCATTTTACTGATGGTGCTATTTTCTTTTATGATAGCGCAAATAGATTGTTAGATGGTATCTTTACCATGACAGCTAGGCAATACAATGATTTTATCCAGGTGATAACACCAACTTCGACTTAACTTCCATCAATTATTTTTTCCCGATTCGTGATAAGTAATTTTCAAACACATCTTAATTGGAAAAATAAAATCATAAAACTGCTCCAGATTATTCGTGAATCTCAAAACAAATTGTCTGAGATTAAATCCATTTCTAGATTTTTTAATTATTTTATTGGCTTTGACTACAACATCTGTATCCAAAGTTAAAGGTTCCATAGTGGTTCCGCTCAGACAAAAGATAATTTTATCACTGGGAGTCATCGAAAATGCTTTATTAGATGTATAAATTAAATTATCTTTGTATTTGTCAGCATTTTCAGTAAATCCCAACAAGGGGAAAACAGTATCATCACCTACCATTAAATCAAATTTAACACCCATGGTATTACGGATGGTAATTTTATCTTTATCTACAACCTTGAATTCTAATAATGTCAATTGACTTTGAATATAATTGAATAAAGTTTGGATATCATATTTGGCTGGAGGTATGACTGTTTTAAAAAGATTTCCGTTACAATAAACGGAAAATTTATTATTGAATCTAGTTACATTATTTGTGTTTGCTGGTAAATAATATTCCATCAGAGTCAATTCGGATATTTTACTTTCGGCTTTGCATTTAATGACAATATCTTTCATATTCATGAAATTATCAGTTGGATCAATTTCTAAATTCAAATATTCTATATTATCACCATCTTCTTCATTTTTCGTGAATGTAAAATTGGCTAATCTATCTTTATTTTCTTTTAGTTGAGTCCCGAGAGATTTTTTAAAATCATACATGGCTTCAATTATTTTTCTTTTTTGAGTGTCAATTTCATCTGCCATTTCGAAATTTCTTTCGGAGATATATTTATTTTTCAATTCCATGAGTCTTTTAAGTTCTACTTCACACTCGGGCAAGGTTTCAATTGTGATTCCCTTTGATAGATCTAATTTTGGTTGAATCGATTGTTCAACTTTATTTATTTTAGCTTTGGAAACAGGTACGGTTTCAATAATTGGATCATCTGGTAGTTCATCATCAGATTCTTGATTTGTTACATCTGTCACATTCATTTCTTCCACACTAGAATTTAATTCAGGAATAGTTCTGACGTGTTTTTCAGATACCTTAATATTTTTTTGTTTGCCCAAGAGCATTTTAACTTGGTCTGCATCCAGAATTGCTTCGATTTCATATGGTTCTTTTTGGGATTTTTTATTTGTGGAAACACTTGGATTAACCTGATTAACTTGGTTCAACATCATACTGAACATTTGTAATACCATCGGATTTGTTAAGTACGATAAAAATTCAGTAGATGGATCAGACTTTGGTTGTTCATTGAATTGGCTATTTAACTGTGTGGACTTTGTGTTGTATTTTGCTAGTAATCTATTTTTCTCATCTTCGTCGATAATAATAAAATCATCCGAATATGAGTTATGCACAGCATGCTCACTAAGACCATTTATACCCTTCGAATTAGATTGAGTGGATTTTTTTATTGAAACTGGTTCTTCTACATAATAACCATTTACTGATCGTTGTGAAGATGACAAAGTTTGATTTTGATTTGTAGTCTGCCCAATCAAATCTTCAATCGGATTTCCGTCTCTGGTTAGATTCTGTCCAGGATATTTTGTCGCTAAGTAAGTTACAAATTCATCAAAACATTTTTGATTCAAAAAACTTATCGCAGTTATCAGTTCTTGATTATCCTCAGGATATCTATCTAGATTTTCCACATATCGAGACAAATAACCAGTGATAATATTGATACATTTTGGAATTGCTTTTTCACTTAATTTAATTTGTTGTCTAATCATATTTACCAAAAAATTAATATTGGTCATTGATAAAATTTGGGATTTTAAAATAGTTTTTGGATCAGTTGATTCCATTATTAATGTATATAAATGAATTTCATTTATTTATACCAGAAGCAAACTAATTATAATTAAAATTTGATAATAAAAATGAATTTATTGTTAACTATTACTGAATAATAGTTAACAATGTCAAATTTAAAATTTTTAATCGGCGAAAACGGGACAATATTCAAAACAACATATAATTCTGATCCCAATGCAAAAATTAACATTATTGTAATTGGTGGTTCAAAAGGTGGGATATCTGGTCCTGGCAATTTGTACAGTAACCTAATCCAAAACACAGATGAAAAATCATTTTATAATATTCTTAGAATAAATATTGCACAAAATGGAACTACCGATTTTGATTCGGCAGTTGGAATACTAATGACTGGTATTGACTGGATTTTGAATCAAAATCAGCTATCAATTATTTTGTGTGGATGGTCAATGGGTGGCGCAATAATTACTCATGCGTATCTAAATTTATTGGATACACCGGAAAAATCCGATAGGATCACAAAACTAATTTATTTTGCTACCACATCAAATAGAATGGATAGTGCTGAAAAAATTTTAATACCAAAAGTATTTTTTCATGGCAAAAAGGATAAATCCGTGTCTAGTACCGTGAGTGAAAAATTTTCCGATAAATTGATTAATGCTAAACTATTCATATATGATACCGACCATTATTTCGCAAATAAAAAAAGTGAATTACTCGAGGATTTTATAAATGAAATAAAATTGTGATCTAATCTTAGTATATTTTTTGGAATTACTGATATACTGGTAATTGCATTTGGTTCATATTCTGCATTTGCATACCGCCCATCA